CAGATCGTGGCAACTCTAACGAGCCATCAGTAAGAGATGGATCTAGAACACCAGAAACTGGATTTAAGCATATTCCAAGTGTGAATAAAGATGGTACAAAAGATGTATATGGACAAAAAGGTGTAGATTTTGTTAATGATAAAGGAAAAAAATTACTTTCTAAAGTGAGCGAACCTGCTAAAGGAATAGCAAGAGGAGCAGTTAAAGGTGGTGTTATAGGTGCAACTGCATTAACAGGTGCTGCATTAGCAAAAAGATTAATGAAAAAGAGTGATGATAAGAACGAAAGTTTTTCAAACTGGAGAAAAGATGTAGGTTATGAGGATAAGGACGACTCAAAAAAGTTACAAGAAGATGATATGAAGGGTATGAGTGTTAAATCAGGACACAAAAGACCCACAAAATCAGGTGCTGGTATGACACAGAAAGGTGTTGAAGCATATCGTCGTAAGAATCCAGGTTCAAAATTAAAGACTGCTGTTACAACTAAACCATCTAAATTAAAGAAAGGTAGTAAAGCAGCAAATCGCAGAAAGAGTTACTGTGCAAGAAGTGCAGGGCAGATGAAGAAGTTTCCAAAAGCAGCTAAAGATCCAGATAGTAGATTAAGACAAGCACGTAGACGTTGGAACTGCTGATAAGTTATGAATGATAATGTATACCTTGGTAATCCAAATTTAAAAAAAGCAAATACTCCTCATGAATTTACAGAGGAGCAGGTCATTGAATTTGTTAAATGCAAGCAAGATCCAGTTTATTTTGCAAAAAAATATATCAAGATTGTTTCTCTTGATGAAGGATTAACTCAGTTTCATCCTTATGATTTTCAGGAGAAGTTAATCAAAAACTTCCATGAAAACCGTTTCAATATATGTAAGATGCCTCGGCAGACGGGTAAATCTACTACATCTGTATCATATCTTTTACATTATGCTGTTTTCAACGATAGTACAAACATTGGTATTCTTGCAAACAAAGCAGCAACTGCTAGAGATTTATTAGGCAGATTACAGACTGCATATGAGAATTTACCTAAATGGATGCAACAAGGTATCATATCTTGGAATAAAGGTTCACTGGAGTTAGAAAATGGATCTAAAATATTGGCGGCATCTACCTCTGCATCTGCAGTTAGAGGTATGTCTTTCAACATTCTTTTTCTGGACGAGTTTGCCTTTGTTCCTAACCATATTGCTGAGTCATTCTTTGCCTCAGTATATCCTACTATCACTTCTGGTAAAAACACCAAAGTCATAATGGTTTCTACTCCTCACGGAATGAACCATTTTTATAGGTATTGGCATGATGCAGAGAGAGGAAAGAATGAATATATTCCAACAGACGTTCATTGGTCTGAAGTACCAGGCAGAGATGATGTATGGAAAGAGCAAACAATAGCAAACACATCAGAGCAACAATTCAAAGTTGAGTTTGAATGTGAGTTCTTAGGATCAATTAATACTTTAATAGCACCTTCCATATTAAGAAATATGGTATATGATGCTCCAATTACTAGAAATGCTGGATTAGATATTTACGAAAAACCAGAAAAAGACCATAATTATATTGTTACTGTGGATGTAGCAAGGGGACTTGGCAATGATTATTCTGCATTTATAGTATTTGATGTAACTCAGTTCCCATACAAAGTCATTGCTAAGTATCGAAATAATGAAATCAAACCCATGTTATTTCCAAATGTAATACTTGATGTTGCTAAAGGATACAATAATGCTTATGTATTGGTTGAAGTAAATGATATAGGAGATCAAGTTGCAAGTATTCTTCAGTATGATCTGGAATATGAAAACATACTTATGGCGTCGATGAGAGGAAGAAATGGTCAAATAGTGGGTCAAGGTTTTTCAGGAAAGAAGACACAATTAGGTGTCAGAACGACTGCTTCTGTTAAAAAACTAGGTTGTAGTAACCTGAAAACATTGATAGAAGATCATAAGTTAATCACTTGTGACTATGAAGTCATATCAGAATTGACCACATTCGCACAGAAACATAACTCATTTGAAGCAGAAGAGGGATGTAATGATGACCTAGCAATGTGTTTGGTTATATTTGCTTGGTTAGTTCAACAAGAGTATTTTAAAGAGATGACTGATAATGACATTAGAAAAAGGATATATGAAGAACAAAAGAATCAAATTGAACAGGACATGGCACCATTTGGTTTTATTGAAACTGGTTTAGAAGATACTCAGTTTGTTGACAAAGAGGGAGATGTATGGCATACTGATGAATACGGTGATCGTTCTTACATGTGGGATTATAGATGATTTCAGCTTTACTTTTTAGTTCTAGTTTTTTAAACTTTGTTTTTTACATATATGCAATAGGATTTGTTATTGCGTTAGTGTTAGAACAATTTATTAAAAAAACAGATAATCAAAGAAATATTTTTATTGTCGAAACAAATCGAAAGTATTTGTGGAGACAGACTTGGGTAATTAATATTAATTGGTTTGTGTGTAATTTAGGATTATATTTTATATCAAGAAACATGCAACCAATAGGTGATACCTTCTGGAATGGAATTTAATGGACTTAACTGCTAGTAATGTAATTGAATCTTTATCTGAGATTGCTCCTTACATTGAAGCAGATGGTGGATTTGTAGAATTTGTAGAGATAGAGGAAGGTACAAACTATGTTAAAGTCAGATTAGGTGGTGCTTGTACAAGTTGTGCAATGAGTGCAATGACACTTAAACAAGGTATAGAAAATAAAATTATGCAAGATATTCCTGATTGCAATGGTGTTATTCAAGTATTATAATGCATGTAGGCTACATGAAAAAGGATATTTTAATAAATAATTTCAGAAATAATCTGAGATTCGGAGAACAAAGATGCCACTAAATTTAGCATCTCCTGGAATTGTAGTTAGAGAAGTAGACTTAACCGTTGGTCGTGTAGACACAGCATCGGACAAAGTTGGTGCTCTTGTTGGCCCATTTGCTAAAGGAGCAGTTGACCTTCCAATTTTGGTGGAGACAGAGCAAGATTTATTAGATAATTTTGGAGAACCCTCTTCTACTGATAAGCATTATGAGTACTGGATGACAGCATCCTCATACTTAGCTTACGGTGGTCCATTAAGGATAGTAAGAGCAGACGACACTGATCTAAAAAATGCTTTTTCTGGAACAGCAGGAAGCATTAAGATCAAAAGCACAGAAAACTATAACGATTTAGGATATGATGGATCAACAATTACTAATGTAACTGTTGCTGCAAGAAATCCTGGTTCATGGGCAAACAACTTAAAGGTTGCTATTATTGATGATCTAGCAGATCAAATATTAACATTCAGTTCATTGCCAACAAATATACAAGTTGGTTATGGTATTACACAAGCAGTTCCAGCAAATACAGTTGTAGCAGGTTCTGGTTCAACATCATTACTAACTGGTTACTTCAAAGGTATTGTCACACAAATTGATGGTACTAAAGTATCGGTTAAGATATTAGAATCATTAACAAATGCAGGTGTTTCAACAGATGTAACATACCAACCAAATGGTATATACAAGTTTGGAAATACTGCAGTTGCGATTCACACTACTGGAGCATCATCCTCATATACGACTGGAACACCAAGTTCAAGTGTTGATTGGTTTGATCAGCAGTCAATTCAACTATCAAATTCAACAATAAACTGGAATAATATTTCAGATCGTCCTGGTACTTCAAACTTTGCAGCTGCAAGGAAATCAAAATTTGATGAAGTTCATGTTGTTGTCATTGATGATGAAGGAAAGGTAAGTGGTAATGCAGGTACTATTTTAGAGAAGCATTTATCACTTTCAAAAGCAAAGGATGGTGAATATTCATTAGGATCACCCTCATACTGGAGAAAGTATACTTACAATAACTCAACATACATTTTTGCTGGTGGAGCACCTGCTGGAATTGTAACAACATCATTTGCATCTGGCACTTTTACACTTTCATCTGATGTAGGTTGGGATCAAAACGCACAAGGAATTAACTTTGCTGGTATTGGTGCAACTACTTTAACACTAAGTGGTGGTAAAAACTACGATGGTGGAACAGATGATACTGCTGCTGGTTCATATTCAGTGACATTAGCAGGATTAGTTGGAGGATATGAGTTATTTGAAGATAACAATCTATATTCTGCAGACTTCCTTCTTATGGGATCTGGTAATCACACAAAAGAAACAGTTCAGTCACTTGCAAATAAATTAATTTCTGTAGCAGAAATCAGAAAAGATTCAGTTGCATTCATTTCACCTCATAGAGGAGCATTCCTCAGTGATGGTAGTGCTGGAACAGTAACAGTCTTTAATGATTCTCAAATTACAGATAACGTAATTGGTTTCTATGCTCCTGTTGCTTCCTCATCATTCGCAGTATTTGACAGTGGTTACAAATACATGTATGACAGATTTGGAGATACGTTCAGATATGTTCCAATGAATGGAGACATTGCTGGATTATGTGCAAGAAATGACATTAACAACTTCCCTTGGTTCTCACCAGCGGGAACTGCAAGAGGTGCAATACTTAATGCAGTTAAATTGACATACAACCCATCTCAAACACAGAGAGATCAGTTGTATTCAAATCGAATTAATCCAATTATCTTCTCACCTGGCGGAGGCATAGTTCTCTTTGGTGATAAGACTGCACTTGGAAAAGCATCTGCATTTGACAGAATAAACGTTCGTAGATTGTTTATTTTCCTTGAAAATGCAATATCTGGTGCTGCAAGAGATCAAATGTTTGAATTCAATGATGAAATCACAAGAACAAACTTTGTGAACATTGTTGAACCATTCCTTCGTGATGTACAGGCAAAACGAGGAATCTTTGATTTCAGAGTTATATGTGATGAAACAAATAACACTGCTGCAATCATAGATAACAATGAATTTGTTGCAGACATATTCATTAAACCTGCAAGATCAATTAACTTCATCGGTCTAACCTTCGTTGCTACACGAACAGGTGTATCATTCGAGGAAGTAATCGGTAACGTTTAATTAGAGGTAATTAACAAAAATGGCAACCCAATTTAACAGACCACCTTTAAGAAGAATTACTGACTTTAAAAGTAAGTTAGTTGGTGGTGGTGCAAGACCGAATCTCTTTGAAGTTGAACTTGCTTTTCCAGAGGAACTAGCAATAGACAACGATGTAAAGGATAAGTCAAGATTCTTAGTAAAAGCAGCAGCTTTACCTGCTTCTAATATAACTCCAATCGATGTTAACTTTAGAGGAAGGATTTTAAAGATTGCTGGAGATAGGACATTTGATACATGGACTATTACAGTTATCAATGACACTGATTTTTCAATTCGTTCTGCTTTTGAAAAGTGGATGAATTCAATCAATAGATTATCTGATGCTACTGGTCAAAACAATCCAGCAGACTATCAAGAAGATGCATATGTTCATCAACTTGATCGTGATGGATCTACATTAAGAAGTTACAGATTCTATGATGTTTTCCCAACTCAGGTAAGTCAAATGGATCTTTCTTACGAAACAGTTGACACAATAGAGGAGTTTACGGTAGAATTACAAGTACTATACTTTGAATCAATCAAAGGTGTTGGTGATAATGCTGGAGGAGAAAGCATTAGTTAAAACTGATAAATAGTGCTATAATAAAAGAAAAATAATTATACAATGGCAAAACTCTTTGGATTCTCAATTGATGACTCGGATAATACACCCGATTCAGTAGTCTCACCCGTTCCCCGTAGTAACGAGGACGGGGTTGACTATTTTGTGCAATCTGGTTTTTATGGGCAGTATGTAGATATCGAGGGTGTTTAT